CATCACCGAGCAGGCGACGGCGATCGACACCGTGGCCGGCGCGCTGCCTGGCAGCACCTGGGACGTGTCAATCGAAGAGCTGGCCGCGGCGGTCGATCTGATCACCGGCTACGCGGCCGGCGGCCTGACTGTCTCCCCGCTGGGCCTGCGCCTGTCCACCACTGCGCGCATGCCGCGCCTGAGCACGAGGACGCGATGACCCGCATCCACATCTCCGGCCCTGATACGGAGCCGATCACGCTTGCTCAGGCCAAGTTGCACGCCCGCGTCGAGCACGACGCCGACGACGCGCTGATCACCGGCTTCATCGCGGCGGCGCGCGAGGATGCCGAGCATGAGCTTGGCCGCCTGCTGGCCGCGCAGGTGTGGCAGCTGACCTTCGACGCATTCCCCGCCGTCGAAATCGCGCTCGGCCCCGACGTGACTGGTATCCAGTCGATCCAATACCTCGACACGTCAGGCGTCCTGCAGACGCTCGACCCGGCGGCCTATGTGCTCGACAACATGGACCGTGCTCAGTGCTTCGCGCTGCCGGCAGACGGCTACGAATGGCCGTCCACCTACGACACCTCCAACGCCGTGCGCGTGCGCATTGCGTGCGGTCTTGATCCGGTGCCAGAAACCGTGCGCGCCTGGATGCTGCTGCGCATCGGCGCGCTGATCGAGCACCGCGCCGCGGTCGCCGCCGGACAGACGCTCACGGCCATGCCGGATCGCTTCGTCGACCGGCTGCTCGACCGCTACCGGATCTACAGCGCATGACCATCGCCATCAACGCGGGCGACCTGCGCGAACGGATCACGCTGCAGTCGCCGCCGGTGGGTCGCAACGCCGTGGGCGGACGCTCGGGCGACTGGGTGGACGAGGCCACCGTATGGGCCGCCGCATGGCCCGTCAGCGCCCGCGAGATGCTGGCCGGCGGGCAGATCACGAGCGAGGTCTCCGTGCGCTTCCGCATTCGCTATCGGGCCGGCGTGCTGCCAAGCTGGCGCGTCGTGTGGCGTGGCGTCGCCTACGCCATCGTCGGCGACCCGATCGACGTGCAGGGCCGGCAGGTGGCGCTCGATCTGATGTGCTCGGGTGGCATCCGCGATGGGGGCATCGCATGATCGAAGCCCGCGTCACCGGCGTCGCCGATCTGCGCCGTGAGCTGGCCGCGCTGCCGAACAAGCTGCGCGTGCGCGCCGTGCGCAATGCCTTGGCCGCGGGCGCGCGCCTGGCGCGCAACGCAGCCCGCAGCGCCGCGCCGGTGCTGAGCATCGGCGACCCCGCCGTGCAGGCCGGCCGGCGCAAGCCCGGCACCGTGCGCAAGGCCATCAGCGTGCGCACCAGCAAGCTCGCGCGGCGCCGCGGCGACGTGGGCGTCTTCGTCAACGTGCGGCCCGCCAAGGCCGGCCAGCGCGGCGCCAAGAACCCCAACGACCCGTTCTACTGGCGCTGGCTGCAGTTCGGCTGGAACCCGGCGAGCGGCCCTGACCGATTCGGCCGAGCCGCCCGCCGCGAGCGCCGCCGCCTCAACCGTGTCGGCGTCGCCAAGCGCGTGCCCGGCGTCAAGTTCCTGGAAGCCGGCGCCGCCCAGCTCGGCGCCGCGCTCAACGCCATCATGCCCAAGCTGCAGGCGGCCATCGCCAAGCTCAACACCCCGAAGGCCCCGCCGCCATGAGCAGCGCCGAATCCCAGTTCCGCGCCGTGCTGGCCGCGCACGCGCCGCTGACGGCCGTCATCGGCACCCGCATCGCGCTCAACGCCATCCCCGAGGGCGGCGGCTTCCCCTGCGTGGTCTATGCCGTGCGCACCGAGCCCGCGCAGACGCTGCTGGGCGCAGGCGACGAGCTGCAGGCCACGATCAGCGTGCAGTGCTGGGCAGGCGATCAGCTCGCCGCGCGCGAGCTGGCCGACCTCGTGCGCGACGCCATCGACACCGCCGACGCCGCGCGCTGCGCCTACGTGCTGTCTGACGCCACCGTCTTCGACGAGGAGATGGGCCTCGACGGCGTCCAACTCGAGGTCGACTGGACGCCATAGCGCGTCCGCCAGTTCACCAACCAAGCCGCCCACGGGCGGCTTTTTTCTCGTCTGAAAGGAGCCAGCGATGGCAAACGTCCGAGGCCGCAACGTTCGCGTCGAGATCGCGGCCACCTATGCATCCGATGTCACCGTCACCGCCGTCACGCTCGCAAGTCCTGGCGTTGCCACCGCGACAGCCCACGGCCTGGCGAACGACACCGTGGGCTATTTCTACAATGTGGTCGGCATGGCCCAGCTGGAAAAGCAGGCCTGCCGCGTCAAGAACCAGACCACGAACACGTTCGAGCTGCAGGGCCTGAACACCACCGGCTACAGCGCCTACACCAGCGGCAAGTTCAAGCCGGTGGCTACCTGGTCCACGCTGTCGGAGGCGACGAGCTACAGCATCGGCGGCGGCGCCTCCGACAAGCTCGACGTGACCACGCTGCTCGACATCGTGCGCAAGGAGGAACAGGGCCTGCTGCCGACGCAAAACGTCAGCATGAACGTGATTGCGCAGGACACGCCCAGCGCGGCTATGCTGCTGCTTGAATCGGCCGTGCAGACGCAGGGCCTCGTCGTGGTCCGCATCACGCTTGGCAATGGCGCCGTGCGCGTATTCACCGGCGAGTCCAGCACGCCGGGCGAGGACGTGAATGTTGGCGCCGTCGGTACGGGCGCGATCGACTTCGCGGCCAAGGGCTTCGTGCTCAAGCTCTCGGCGTGAGCGCGCAATCGCTCATCGCGCGGCTGGCCGAGCAGCGCCGCCACTGGGCAGAACTGCCAGGCGGTGTGCGCGTGCGGTTCTCCCGGCCTCATGAGACCGAGTTCGCGCGGTTCCGCCTCGGCATCACCGTCGAGCACGTATGCGAGTACGTCGACGGATGGGAGGGCGCCACTGAGGCCGTCGTGCTGGGGCCGTCCATCGGCTCCGACGCGCCGGTGCCATTCGACGCCGCGCTTTGGCGGGAGCTGGTGCGCGACCGCATCGACTGGGTGCCGCCGGTGGCCGAAGCCATCGCCAAGGCCATCACCGACCACCTCGCGGCCAAGGATGCGACGGCAAAAAACTGACGGCCGTGCTGGATGCGCAGGCGGGCATCCAGTACGAGGGCGAAACACCGCCGCCGCCCACCGATGACGACGTGATGGCCATCCGCGTGTTCAACGGTCTCGCCAACGGAATGGGCGGCATCGACTGGGCCGGTCTGCCGCTGCTGTGCGCCTACCACGGCGTGCGCGACGTGGAGGGCCTGTTGCACCGGCTGCTGGTCATCAAGGCCCACCGCAAGCCCGACGACGCCGACCGCGGCGCTGTCACCGACGACTGAGGCACGCATGGCCATCGCAAAGCTCAGCATCGACATCGAAGCGCGCCTTGCCAACCTGCAGGCGGGGCTGGACAAGGCCGGCCTGCTGGCCGAGCGCACCGCAAACCAGATCAGCGGCGCATTCAGCGGCCTCAAGAGCGTAGCGGCCACCGTCGGCCCCGCGCTGGCCGCCGTGTTCGCTGTTGCCGGCATTGCGGGCTTTGTGAGGCAGACGCTTGACGGCATCGACGCGCTCAACGACTTGTCTGACGCCACTGGTGCCAGCGTGGAGAACCTGTCCGCGCTGGAGGACGCGGCCGCGCGCACCGGCACGCAGATGGACACCGTGGGCGCCGCGCTGGTCAAGCTCAACCAGCAGCTCGCCGCCGCCAAGCCCGGCAACGAGACCGACCAGGCCCTGCGCGCCATCGGCCTGAGCGCCGAGGAGCTGCGCCGGCTCGACCCGGCCGAGGCGCTGCTGCAGGTGGCGCAGGCGCTGCAGGGCTACGCGGACGACGGCAACAAGGCCCGGCTGGTGCAGGTGCTTTTCGGCAAGTCGGTCAAGGAGGTGGCGCCGCTGCTCAAGGACCTGGCCGAGTCGGGCCAGCTCAACGCCACCGTCACGAGGGAGCAGGCCGATCAGGTGGACCGGTTCAACAAGGAACTGGCACGGCTTGGCAAGACGGCCACCGACGTTGCGCGCGACATCTCCGGCCCGCTGATCACCGCCATCAACAACCTGATGGAGCGCGCAAAGAAGGAGGGATTCCTCTCCGCGCTGTTCACGCCGACGGAGACCGGCAAGGCCATCCAGCAGGCGGAAGACCTTTCGCGGGCGATCACGGTCGTAACCGACCGGCTGTTGCGGGCTGAGACACTGTCGAAGAACCTCGAGTTGCCGGGCGCCGTGCGCAACAAGTGGGCTGCCGATGCCGCGGCGCTGCGAAAGCAGCTCGAAGGGCTGCAGCGGCAGGCGCTGGACGTGACGCAGGGGCTCAAGGGTGCGCCGCCTGACGAGTACGGCAACGAAGGCCGCCGGGCTGCAAACAGGCCATCCCTGCCGGCCCTTGCAGGCCCATCCAAGCCCGCCCCGACGATCACGCGACCGGAGACCTACGACGAATCGGTCACGCGCGCAATCACCAGCCTGATCGCGCAGACCGACACGGTGAAGCTCGCCGAGCTGAACGCGCAGCTTGCCAAGCTCGACGAACTGGCCGCCGCTGGCCTGGACCAGAAGATCGTCGACGACCTGCGCAGCATCCTGACGCCGGTCGACCGCGGCGACGTGGGGCCGCCGATCAGCGCCGAGTTGGAGAAGATCAACGCGCTGCTGGCCCAAACCGACAGCGCGCAGCTCGCCGACGCACAGCGCACGTTGATGCTGCTGAACGACGAGCTGTCCAAGGTCGACGCCGGCAGCGCGCGCTTCGTGCAACTGCAAGAGGCGATCATGGCCGCGCAGGACCGCCTGACCGAGCTGGCCGGCACCTTCCCCGAGCTGAAGAAGCAGACCGACGACATCGGCAAGGACATCGGGCTGACCTTCAGCAGCGCCTTCGAGGATGCCATCGTCCAAGGCAAGAAGTTCAGCGACATCCTGAAGGGCATCGGCGACGACCTGCTGCGGCTGCTCGTCCGCAAAAGCATCACCGAGCCCATCGTCGGCGCGATCGGCGGCATCAACTGGGGCAGCCTGTTGGCGGGGTTCCTCGGCAGCGCCAAGGGCAACGCATTCGGCCCTGCCGGCGTGATCCCGTTCGCTTCGGGCGGCGTTGTCAGCAGCCCGACCATGTTCGGTTTCGGCGGAGGCCGCGCCGGGCTGATGGGCGAGGCGGGCCCCGAGGCCATCCTGCCGCTCAAGCGTGGGCGTGACGGCAAGCTCGGCGTGCAGTCGGCTGGCATGGGCGGCGTGGTGATCAACCAGACCATCAACGTCGCGGCCGGCGCCTCGCGCAACGAGGTGCTGCAGGCAGCTGCCACTGCCAAGGCTGCGGCGGTGGCCGAGATCCAAGACCTGATGCGCCGCGGCAACATGAGCCTGCGGGGGGCCTGATGACCACCTACGCCTGGCCCACCGACCCGCGCCACGTGCCGCAGACCGCGGCGCTGCGCATCATCGTCAACGCGCGGCACAACATGAGCAGCGAGAACGGCGTCAGCCAGACCGTCACGCGGCCTGGCAGCCGCTGGGGCTGGTCGCTGACCATGCCGCCCATGCGCCGCGCCGTGCGCGACGACTTCGAGGGCTTCCTCGCCGGACTGTCCGGCATGGAGCACCGCGTCAGCATCTATGACTGGCAGCGCCCGGTGCCGCGCGGCACGTGCAACACCGCCGGCGTGACGCTGGGGGCCGCTGCCGACGCCTTCGCCACCAGCGTCGTGCTGGCCGGCTGCGGCAACGCCAAGACCCTGCTGCGCGGCGACTGGATCAAGTTCGCCAACGGGCAACTGTGCCGCGTGGCGGCCGACGCCACATCCGACAGCGGCGGCGCGATGACGGTGCACATCCGCCACGCCCTGCGCGCGGGCTTGTCCAGCGCCAGCGCCGTCACCCTGGCGCAGCCGACCGCGCTCTACATCCTGACCGAGCCCACCATCGATCTGCCGCGCCAGCCAGGATGGGCGCAGCCGTCGATGGGCCTCGACCTCGTGGAGGTCTTCGCGTGAGCCGCACCAATATCGACAGCAACACCGCCGCGGCGCTGGCGGCTGCAAACGTCAGCATGTTCGCGCTGGTCGAGCTCGACCTCGACAGCGGCCGGCTCTACCTGGCCGACCTGCCGTTCACGGTGACGTGGAACGGCAACGACTACCTCGGCGCGTCGGGCATCGGCACCATCGAGCCCATCACCGAGACCGACACCGAGGCGCGCGGCATCCTGCTGACACTAAGCGCCGTGCAATCCGCGGCCATCTCCACCGCGTTGACCGAGGACGTGCAGGGCCGCGAGTGCCTGATCCGCCTGGCCATCGTGGACGGCACCACGCTGCGCGTGGACCCGTGCGTGTGGCGCGGCGTCATGGACGTGATGACGCTGGAGGACGACGGCCAGCAGCCAGTGCTGCGCGTCACCGCCGAGCACCAGATGATCGCCTGGCAGCAGCCCAGCGGCGCGCTGTTCAGTGACGCCGAGCAGCAGGCGCGCTACAGCGGCGACAAGCTCTTCGAGTTCTCGGCGCAGATCGCCGAGGCCACCATCGTCTGGCCGAGCGCGGCCTTCTTCA